ATCTGATTGAGGACCGACGCGGTGCGGTGTGCGGCCACGGGTTTCGTTTCCCTGGCCTTACGAAGGTGGGCCGTCAGTTCGGACCGTTCTATGCCGTCCGCCGGGCGGTCCAGGAAGGGCGCCAGGAAGTTGATGGACGCCGTGGCGCTGTGGATGGAATGTTTGGACCTGGGGCGCCCGTGCCGCCCTGTGGTGGCCGCCCAGTCGGCCTTCCAATCGTCCGCCAGGGCGCGAAGGGTGACGCGTGACGGCACGGTCTTGCCCGCCGCCAGGGAACGGGCTTCGGCCAGGGACATACCAGGCCAGGCGCCCAGAGTCCTTTCCTTGCCTTCACGCCGCAACACGAACGATTTGGCGCCCGTGGGGGACACCTTCAGGCGAAGGCCCGTCCGCCCGTCCGCCAGGTAGAACTTGGCCGCCTTCGGGCGGGTCTTGCGGATCACCACATCCGTCAACATGGGTCACACTTCCGGTCACACTTTAAGATGTTGTGGCCAAAGGGCACCCACCCACACCACCAGAAAACCGTGGCAAATCAACAAAAATTCACACGCCTTCACGCGTCGTCAAGCCCAGGAATTTCAACAAGGTTGATTTCAAAACCCTTTTATTTCAATGCGTTACGCGCCAGGAGTCACACTTCGGGTCACACTTGCGTGGCCAAAAAAGAACCCGCCACGGGGCGGGTCAAGTTGAACAGGGGTCACAAGTAGGGGCGGAGCCGTCAGGTGCCGCCCGTGTGAAGACCTGGGCGCCATTGCCCAGGCCACCCGCCACTGTGGCGGATTAGGTTGGGGGCGCCGTTATGGCGCCGCCCTGAATGTGTAAAGGGGCGCCAGGGCGTCGTGGACGCGGGCCAGGGACATTCCCAGGGCGGTGGCGATTTCCTCGTCTGTCAAATCCTGGTGGCGCAACGCGTAGTTGCGGACCAGGGCGTCCAGTTCATTGTCAAACCGTTGACTGAACACCGACATGAAGAACGCCAGGGCCAGGGAACCGCCCAGGCAACCCAGGAAGAACGCCAACACCACTTCAACCATGGGCTGGCACCGCTTCAGGTTCGTTGATGGCGGTCACGGCCTGGGACAGGGCGTCCTGGAATTGCGCTTCATCCAACCGGCGCCGGGGCGAAAACTTCGCCGCCACTTCCGCTGTGGACGGCACGTCAGGATGGGCGCCGGACAGGGCCGCCGCAATGATGGCGTAGCCCAGGCCGTCCAGGATCGAGTCCCAATGGTCATGGCCGGTCAGGGCCGCCCTGGCGTCCTTCAGGCTTTGCAGAACCACGGCCACGTCAAAGGCCGAAAACGTCCGCCCGTGTGAACGTAAAGACGCAATGGCCGCCGCCTTTTCAAACAGGGGCGCCACGTCGCCATAGACCTGGCCGCGTTCGTGAAGAACCCGCGACACGCTCAAAATGATTTCTTCCAGTTTCATTGATGCCTCCCGGCGGTCCGTTGGTGATGGCCTTGGTGGGTTGGACTAGGCCCACTGGCACAGAAAACAATGATCAGAGTTGGCCAACAATGTCCACGAAACGGCGGACAGAGTGAAGGACCGTTGTGTGGTCGCGCCCATAGAGTCGGCCAATGCGGGCCAGCGAAAAGGCCAGTTCCTTGTTGAGACGGTAAAACAGTTCTGAACGCGCCGCGACAACCTTGGCCTGTCTAGTGGTGCTGGCGAATTCCGAAGCCGCCACGCCATGCTTCTGGGCCACGTCCATTTCAATCTGGCGGCGCCGGTCGCGGGGCGTTGGGATGTGTGGGACAACACGTTTCACCGGCGCGGGCCGCACGGGTTCGGCTGGCGGTGCGGCCTGTAGGAACCGGCGGCGGATTTCCATGGCGCGGATTTGCAGGGGGTGAAGGTGCCTGGTCATGCCGTCACCTTCACGCTGAACTGTTCAGTGTCGCCATGAATAAAGGGCCAACGTTCAACGCAATAGGTCAGTGTATGGTCAACCAGGCGCCGCAACCGGCACGCATGGTCAGGCAACGCGTCGCGCAGAACAATCAATAGGCCCATGGCCACGTTGGCTTCCGACTCCGTAATGCTATCAGAAACAAGGTCACGGCGGATGTGACACACAACTGTGAACGTTTGGGACAAATTTAAGTCATAACAGTGCAATGTTTCCTCCCGTGGTTTGATTTTATTCTCTTGCCTAAATCTCATCCGCTTTCAACCCCATTCAACACCTTAAAATGTTGCATGGGGACCAAGAATGGGTGATAGTCGTTGGCGTCATAGTTGGGTTGATTTGGAGACAGACCGCCAATGCCAGCCACCGCGCCCGATAGGGACAAGGAACACCTGGCCGCCACCATCCGGCGGATTTGCAGGGAAAGGGGTTGGACCCAGGCCGATTTTGCCCGACATGCCCAAATAGGACCGGACGTTGTGTCTGTGTGGGTGAACCGCCGTTCAATGGCGGCCTTGCCCACACTGAAACGGGTGGCGTCCAACCTGGGCATGTCGGCGGATGAATTCCTGGCGCCCGAAGAACCGGCACAGATAGTCACCGCGCCCGCGCCGACTCCCGCGCCGGTCAAGTCGGACAACGCGGTCCGCCTGGAAATGGACCCTTCACGCCCGGCCTTCGCCAGGATTGAAATTCGGGCTTCCATTCCTTCGGATGCCGCGTTGCGGATCATTCAAATCCTCAACGAGTCCACCGGCCAACGGGGCACTTGAACCAGGACACGATGGCCTTGGTTCTGACGAAACACCCGCAACGCGAACACCGCATGACCCCATAGTCTTTTCGGACGTGGGGACATGCGGCACACGCCTTGATGCGTTCCAGGAAGATGTCCTGGGGCGTTGTCATGCGGCGGCCAGGGCGCGGTGATACAGGTGGCGCCGTTCTTCCAGGCCAATGGTGCCGCCGTTGATGCGTTTGGTCATGCCAACGATGTCCTGGGCGTCGGCAAACTTGTTCAACCCGTTCTTCCACCAGAACCAGGCCGCCGATAGGGCCGCCAGTTCAGGTTCCGCCACCAGGTCAGGGTCTTCCACCACATCCACATCAATGTCCGCCGCCAGGGCGGAGTAGTTGGACCGGCCCGTCAACTGGATCAGGCCGCGCCCGCGATAGCGCCAACCGTCGCCACTGTCTTCGTCGCCATTGCCCATCCGCGATGAATAGACGCGGTTTGCAATCTTCTCAGGCTGGCGGTGGTAGTCATTCGCGTCAACGTCGCGGAAGTATTTTGGGAACACGCGCCGCAACCCGTCCGCTGAATAGTTCAGGTTTTCGGTGGTGCGGGCGAAATGGGCGCTTTCATGGGCGCATTGCGCCAGGAAACCCGCCACGCGTTCAGGCGTGTTGATTTCAAAACGCTCCATGGCGGCGTTGATGGGTTCAACCCACTTTTCCGCTTCACTGGATTTGCAGAGTCCGGCTTCAACTAGATATTCGACATTGATCAACATTGGCCACCTCACTTTTCCTTGCTGATAGCACCCGCCGCCACCGTCAAGATGTCGCGGATGTAGTCCAGGTTTTCTGGTTTGACTTTCCAGCCCAGGGTGATTTGCCCGATGAACTGGTTGATTTCCGGCGGAACCGAAACGCGGCATGTGTAGGTGATGCCCTTGGCCATATACCAAAGGCCAATTTCTGATTGCGGGCGCCGATAGTCGCCACACGGAATTTCAGACGCCAGGAGTGCCACCACGTCCTGGTTGTTGGCTTGGTTCGACGTGAACAGGCCAACGTCAACGCCTTCAACCTTTGCTTCCCGCCCGCCTTCGCGTTGGTAGGCCCGTTCCACCACTCGCTTGTTCAGTATGGGGTCAACTTTGAAGATGACTAAAATGTCCGCCTTTGTTTCACGCATGGCGATGGCGGCCACGTCATCGAAACGCGACGAGTTCAGTTTCGGGAGTTCAAGTTGTTTGTGATAGACGGCCAAAATCATTTGGTAGTTTGAATGAAAAAAGAAACCGGAATAGCCCAACACTGCCAGCAAGGTGACAACAAACAACTTGAAGGGACTGTCCACGAACTCCAGGAGTCGGAACAGAATGTTGGCGTAATCGGTGGGGCCTTGGACCTTCGGTGGCGATGCCGGTGGTGCCTTCGGCGGTGGTGGTGGTGCCTTTGGTTCGTCCATCATTGGCCAACAATGCCCACATGAACAGGCCAACGATCATCAGGGCAAGACTCACGCGCCAGGGCCGTCTTGCCCTTGATGACGCAACCACACTTCCCACACCGGAAGATGAGTCCTTTCTTCAGGTGCGGACACGCCAGGCATATTTCCACGCGTGCCTTCCGCACGTCTTCCGGCGCAATCATTCAACCCTCCCGCGACAATCGCCCGTATTGTCAACAAAACGAACCCGCCCAATGCCGCTGATATAGGGGCCGGGTTCACCACCAGACCCACCACCGGCGCCGCCGCCATTGTTGCCGCCGCCACCTGGTTGGCCGTTTTCGCCACGGGCTCCATAGGCGCCGCCATAGCCGCCGCGCCCGCCCCAACCCGCGTTTGTGTTCGGGGGGAAACCGTCCTGGCGCCCCAGGTTCGGGTCACCGTTGTTCCAACCCACGCCCCACCCACCGGCACCACCGGCGCCGCCGTTGGTGTAGATGGTGTCCACGCGTGTTTCGTTGCGTCGGCAGTCATAACAAACGATGATGTAACGCGGCGCAAAGCCGCCATTTGTGTCCGCCATCAATAACAACTCCCCGCGCACCAGGCGCTCCCGCCGAATGGTGTTGTGCAAGACACTGTGCAAGCCGCACTGCCGAAGGCGCTTGTGGATGCGCCCGTTCCGGCGCCCAGTTGGACTTCCACCGTGTAGGTGTTTTGGTAATAGCCGCCGCCGCCCGCGCCGCCATATCCACCGGCGCCGCCACCCGCCCAAATCCGCCCGAAGTTTTCAATGACCGTCTCAAACCCATCGTGATGGGCCGCAATGCAACCTGAACCCCAACCGCCGTTTGGCCGCCCGCCCGCGCCGTAGATTTCGCCACGGTTTTCGATGGTCACCGTCGAACCCGCCGGAAAGGCGCCGACATAAAGGGCGTGGCGGTCAGGCGTGCTGGCGGCGATGCGCCCGCGAACGATGAAACGGAAGCGGACTGGCGTTGTGCCTGGGTCAAACCAGGTGGAATTGAACACGGACCGAAGGTCACCAGGGTCCACCCAGTCGCCCGTCTGTTCATAGACAAACTCACGAACGGCGCCACGGAACTGGGCAATCCCAATCGGCGCCGAACTGGGGATGTTTCCCCAGGCGTTGGACGGCACATGGGCACCGCCGCGAGTATACTCTGTAAGGCCATGGGGCAACGTGCCGGAAAATTCCGCCACGATGTCATTCAAACCGATGGCACCTGTGGGAATTTGCCTGGCGTCGGCCTTGTCGGTCATGCCTTGGCGTCCTTCAACTGGGCTTCCAGGCTTTCAATGCGTTCGTTCAGGACGCGGATGGCCTCGATGAAATAGCCGCCCAGGCCGCCATAGTTCACGCCCTTGATGCCGTCCGTTTCGGTGACTAGTTCAGGCGCCACTTTTTCAATGTCCTGGGCGATGACGCCCGCGCCAGGGATGGCCGTGTCCTTCCTGGTGAAGAACACGCCCGCCATCGCCAAGACGCGTTCCAGGGCGTCAGGGATGGCGCGGATGTTTTCCTTCACGCGCCGGTCCGATGTGGTCACCCAGTCGCCCGTTGCCGTCGCAACGCCCGTTTGCATGTTGAAGACGAAAGGCGATCCGATGACTCCACGATCCAGGCCCGCGTCCTTCATGGCCTGGGTGATGAACGCCAGGCGGAATTCATTGACGGTCTCAAGACTGGTGCCCATGCCGTGCAACCACACTTCGTTGCCGGTGGCGGTGTTCTGCAACTTCACGCCTGACCAACCGTTCGGGTCTTTCACGATGACTTCGCCGGTGATTTCTCCACCTGACTTTGGATAGAAACCACCCGCGTCCGCGTCGAACAATTCAATCCAGGCGCTGTTGGCCTGGTCGCGCAACTTCACAAACCCGTTCACGCCGTAGGACGTGTCCAACCACAACTGGCCAGGGTATGGAGTCGCCGGTTCAACCGGCCCACTGTTGTTGGTGGCAATCGCCAACAGGTGGACGTTAATGTCACGCCGCACGGACGCGCCGGTGCCGTTGTCAACCACATAATCGCTTTGGGGCATCGTGTTCCTCCGTCAATAGCCGCTTGCCATCCAATCGAACTGGCGCGGGTTTGCTGGCGTGCCGTCCGCTTGGAAGAATTCAATGTCAAAACCTTCGGGCGTCTTGTTGGTGATTTTCCAGTTGTCGCCAGGTTGAGCCTCTTCCAGGGTCACGCTGATTGATGGCGCAAAGTAAAACACCTCGTTGAACGTCACAGTTTTCTTTTCGCCCGTGTAGCTCAAGTCCGAACCACTGTCATGGCGTCGGCGCAATTCAGCGATGACGGCCAGTTCTTCCACACCAATGTTGGAAGCGGGTGGAGCCGAAAGTTCAACCATGAACTCAAAGCCGCGCCCGATATATTCACCCGCAACGAACCGGGACCATTCTTTCCAAACCGCTTCAGACGATGCGGGGTCATCGTCGGTGGTGCGGATATAGACATTCACCAATCCGGCGGAACCCGCCGCCACGTCATCCCAGTCTTGCCAGTCATCAACAAGACCTGGCCGCGTATCAATCCACGCGTCACCTTCCTGCCAAGGGAAGGCCAACACGTCCACGGCAAAGCGGGCCTGATATTTCTTTTTGATGTCGATTTTGTTGGCGAAATAATACCGGCCACTATGCCATTCTTGCGCGACAACACGCCCGCCAGGCGCCGCGCCGCCGGAAATGATGAGCCACCTGTTGTCAGAATATATTTCCGTATTGTCGAACGTTCCCAACCAGTCGGGACTTTCCGCAATGCGAATAAAACCCCTATAGCGCGAGTCCACATATTCCGAAATGATCATGGCGCCGCCACAGTCAGAATATATTCCCGAACTGTCACGCGCCTTGATGAGATAGGTGCCGGAGCGGTAGGGCATTTCGACGGACGTTGCCGAACCAGGGATTGCCTGAAGGGCCGGAACCGCCGTTTCCCAGGCCGTATATCCGTCTTGTCGGGGCGAATAGCGAACTTCAAACGTGCCACCCACCTTCACGTCCAGGTCAGGCGTCCTTTCCCAGGTGAAGTGGGCCAGGCCATCCGAAACCTGAATGGAAAAGTTCGTGGGGCAAGACGGCGGCGCCAGGCGGCCAATCACAGAATGGACCAACGTTCCAGGCTTGCCCTTGCGGCCAATGGAATTGATGGCGCGAATTGAAATTTCATGGCGCCCTTCACGCGTGGAAATGGTCAGTGACGTGTCAGGCGTTTCAATCACTTCCAGGGCGCCGCCTTCACGGCGGACTCCAACTTCAAAACGCTGTGCCGTGCTTTGCCATGAAATTGTAATGCGGACACCAACCAGGACTGGTGACAACAGATAAAGTTCTTCCTGGACTTTGATGTCTTTGGGCGCGGGCGGATAAACCTCAATCGCGCTGTAGTCCAGTTCAGGAAGGGGGACGCCATATTCAACCCAGGCATATTTGCCAGGGTTGTGCCGAACCGCCGTGATTTCATAGATGGGGCCAGGTTCTTCACGGACTGTGATGACGCGCCACGTTGTTGGGTGCAAATCATCCGCCGTCAAAACCCACACAGAGTCCGTGACTGGCGCCAATGAAAAGGGTTGTGACACAATCACCTGTTGCGTTTCACCGCCGATGACGGCCACAGGCCTGGTTTCAACACGCCCTTCTCCAACGACACAGGACAACCAATAGGAACGGTTTGGGTCAAAGTTGACAGGGTGGTCAATGTTGATCACGGCCTGTGTCGCGTTCATCACGCGCCCGCCCATGCGGTCACCGCTGATTGTGCGGTCCGCAATTTCCACCACGTCGCCAGGACGCGCCCAGGCCGATGCCACGCCCGCTTTGAACGTGACAACTTCACTTTCCATTTGTTCGGTGAACAACGCCCACCGACCAATCCGGTGGGCCTGACTTTCGGACGTGCAACCCACGCCGATGATGTCGGTTTTTTGCACACCAAAACGCGCCACCGCTTCGGGGTCATCCACATAGGCAACGCGGCGTTCGCCCAGGTTGGTGGGGTCATTCCAGGACACCAGGGCAACACTGTGCCTGGCGCGGATGTCTGACCCTTGATAGGTGAACAGGCCATCAATCACGTTGGCGTTCGTGTAGAGTCCCACTGGGTCTTTCGGCATGTCGGCCACGGCAACCAACGAACCGCCCGCCCAATAAGAAAAGCCGCGAAACATAGACGCGATGGACTGCAACAGGTCAAAGGCTTCCTGTTGCGATGAAATAACCACATTGCAAGTCCAACGCGGTTCAAGTCCGCCACGCCCATCTGGGACCAGTTCGTCACAATATCGGGCGATTTCATACAGGGACCACTTGTCAACCTGGTGTTCGGCAATGAACTCGCCCAGGCCGTAACGCGGATTTAGAACCAGGTCATAGAAAACCCACGCGGGGTTGTTGGTCCACTGGAACTTGAACGTTCCGTCCCACACGCCGCTGTAGGTCCGTTGGATGGGGTCATAGTTTGTGGGGATGCGGACCAGGAGTCCGCGCACGTCATAGACACGCTTTGGGATTGAACTGAACTGTTCCGCGTCAATCGTCACGCCAACCAGGGCGGAGTTCGGATAATACAAACGCGTTTCGATGATTTCCGTCATCGAGTCCCAATACAGGTCATTTTGAAGTTCCTGGACCTGGGAGTCTTCGGTCAGGCGTGTGAGGCGAACGTCCCACGGCCCTGTGCCAGGAAGGCGGAAGACCAGGGAACGCTGATAGCGGGAGTTTGTTTTGCCGGTGATGTAATGGTCCGTTATAACCTGGAAGCCGCCACCATTCGCCTGGACTTCAACAAGGAACACCACCTGGGCGCCGGTCACGTCGCCGTTGGTCTTGTCGGTCCTTGACAGGGACGGCACCGACACGGTGACGCGGCACTGGTCCACTTCATTGTTCGTGATGGTGCGGACCACGGGTTGGTTGTGCCGCAACCGAACACTGACGGCGGACTCCGCTTCGGCATTGCTGAAGTGGGGAAGGCGGGGTTGGTGTTGGTAGCCATTCACCCAGGTGATTTGGGCGTCACGGACGTTGTAGGTGCCATCGTCATTCTGGACTTGCGAACCGTCAAAGAAAATGCCCTGGGCGCCACCCACCAGGCCGTCAATCGGGCCTTCGCCCAATAGGTCAACAACCTTGGCGTATTGCCTGGAACGCAACGTGTTGGGGGCTTCAACGCCAGGACGGGCCGCGCCACCGCCGCCCTTTTTCTTGCCGCCGCCATGACCCGCAATAGTCAGTTCGTTGGTCATGCCGGGACCACCCTTTGCCCTGCCACTTTCATCGTGTCCATTGTTGGGATCACGCCGAAATAATACTGATCACTTGTTGAAAGGCCAGCCGAAACGACAACAGAACCCACGAAACAACGCCCATATACTAGGGGGACGGCGGCGCCCTGTTCTGTGACGTTTTCAGGTCCGCTGAACATGTAGTTTTCGTCCCTGGCGCTTTCCTGGGCTTCGTTGGTTGGTTTCTTTGGCTTAGGCGACAACAACATGGACACGCCAACCATCAACGCCGTGATGATGATGCCGCCGATGATCTGGGACGCCACGGCACCCACACCAATGGACGCGCCAACCGCAATGAACACAGGCGCCAGGAAGGCCGCGCCTTCAATGTTAGGAACCAGGTGGACTTCCTTTGACAACGGCACGGTAGCGGCCAGTTCGCCGGTCACAACGTCACCATCCGCAATGACAAAGTATTCCGCCGACTCAAAGAACGCCCGGCGAAAACCTGGATAGTTTGCGGACAGGGCGGCCACCGCTTCGCCAGGCGTCTTGATGTCGAACGCGTGAAGTCCGCCGAACTTGTCCGCCAGGGGGCCGTGAAGGTGAACGTTGATCATGCCAAGGACTCGTGGCGAAGGTGAAGGACCGTGGAACGCTGATAGAAGCCGCCATAGACTTCGCGGACTGACTTTCGGCCCATCAAGTGGTGAAGGATAGCGTCAGGCTCCATGAAGATGGCGCAATGATTAGGAACGGGCGCGTGGATTTGCATGATCAGAACGTCAAGGTGTTTGGGTTTTTCGTCAACACGGAAGAACCCGGCGGCCTGGAAGTTTTCTGTGATGATGTCCTGGCCGCTTTCCCACCACATCCAGTCACGCGTGAAGTCCGGCACGTCAACATTGGCCATGGACTTGTAGGCGTCACGCAATAGGCCGTAGCAGTCCTGGGAACCCCAACCCCATTCACGCCCAACCAGGGGCGCCATCCATCCGCTTGGTTCGATGATGCGCCTGGCGCCGGTGGGCCAGGACACAATCACCCAGGGCAATCCAAGTTTTTCGCACATGGCACGGTCCGCTTCAGACGCAATCGGCGGAAGGAAGACGTGGGAATGAACAATAGCGATGATCTTTGCAGTCCTGGACACCTGGGCGAAGGCGTGCCGGTCCATGACGAACGTGTCCACGTCCGTGGCGCGGTTCGGAATTTGTATGAACCCACCGCCTTCAACGATGACGCCGCACATTTCGCGGGGCTGTGCTTCGCCAGCCGCGTCCATAATGTCTTCCAGGGTTTCGTCAGACAGTTCAATCATCCGCGCACCAGAACCGACGCAGGGAAGGCCCCATAGGGAAGTTCCCCATATTCACCGAAGCGGACACGGCACGCCGCCATGGTCTTGCGGCATTGATCCTTTGCGGGGTCGTTGGTGGGGTTGCCGTTCACGTCCTGGACCGGCGGCCCGGCATAGGAACACTCCGCCGAACGGTAGCGCCAAGGGCAAACGGACGCCAACACCTGGCGCCTGGGCAACATGATGCCTTCCACGTCGAACGCCGCCGCCAGTTCCACTTCCACGAACACGGGGTTTTCGGAAGTCTTCCTGGCGACGAAATAAACCTCGTCGGGGAAATGGGCGTTGGGGTCCGCCGATGGGTTGCCTTCGGGGAAGTTCACCGCGTCAAGGTATTTGGCCAGAGTCCGCTTGCGGATCACCTTGGCCTTCAACCCGTCACGAATGGCGCGAAGGTATGCGCCCAGTTCGCCGCCAAGGTTGGCGCCGCGTAGCCTGGGCCGTGGCAACTTTCCCGTGGACGGGATTTCAAAGCCTTCCGCCTCAATGGGCATGGGTTCGTAACGGACGCCCTGCCAATAGACAGGCTCACCCTGGAATGTGGTTCCCGCGTGCCAATGCAACAGGTCATCCTGGTTGCCAGTGATGGCCGTGGCGTCGAACACAAACAGGTCCAGGATGGTCAGGGGTTGAAGGCCCTGAACGTCGCCACGAACTGTCATTGCGCGATGCCCTTGGCCGCCAGGACTTTTTCAATGATGCCGGTCAGGTAGGCTTCCTGGGCCGCTTCCAGTTCGGCGGAGTCTGGCGTGGGTGCCGGTTCAGTCGGCGCGGGCGGCGCCACTTCAATGGCGCGTTCCTTGCCCACCAGGGAATTCACCAGGTCATCCGTGGCCTGGTGCGGTTCGGCACGGGCCGACACCACTTCATAGCGGGGAAGAAAGTTCCGAACCCACGCCTCGAATTGTTCAATAGTGACCGGCAATGGGGCTTGCATTTGCGCCACCATGAAACGGCCCGTGTTGTCAAAGGACAGATGAACCTGAAGGAGTTCAGGGTCATATTTCAGAATTGTGTATTTGAACGATGCCATGGTGGCCTCCTGTTAGCCTTCCAAACCTTTTATGTCGCCTTCATTGGTCACGCCAACGTTGGCGCCACCTTTCAACATCCAATAGCCTGGGGCGCCACCGGCGGCGCCACCGGCACCGGCGCCGTTGTTTCCCGCCGCGCCTGTTTCACCCGTGCCTCCCGTTGTGCCCCAGGCGCCGCCATAGCCACCGGCGCCACCGGCGCCCGCGTATGATCCACCGGCGGCGCCACCGGTCCGGCCATTGGCGGTGTCACCATTGTTCCATCCGATGCCATAGGCACCCTGTCCGCCGCCGCCGCCGCTAGAATACTGCCATGTGTAGACGGGATCGCATTGCGTGCGAGGGCGCACGCACATGGGGCAAATCAACCCGTCATTGTACGGGTCTGCGGGGTTGGCGTACTGTATCGGCCCAGAACAAAGTGTGCCGCCGTATTGTGCCGAACACACAGCAACGCGGCAATCATACGATTCAAGCCCTTGGGCAAGACATGGTTGGGGCCAATACGCCGAAGAAGGCAAATGATGCGCGCCGCCAACATTGTCATAGACCGTATAACAGTTGTCGCTCGTATGAGCCTGCCACGCACCGCCGCCGCCAGCGCCACCCACGCCGCCGCCGCCGCCGCCGGAATAGATTTGGCCGCCAGCCCTGTTGATGATGTCCACGCGGGTGGTGCCGCCAGGGCTTCCGGTGTCACAGCGGATGCAATGCCCGCCCTGGCCGGAATTGATGTTGCCCGCCTGGCCCAGGATGTGGCCGAAGTT